TTACTTAATAACAGTAACCACAGCCACAAGCACGGCCATCGCAGACAGGACAATACCTGTGAGTAACCAAGTCTGATTTGCAAATGATTTCTGAAGTTCAGTACGATGCTCAGCCATCTCAACTTTCAGAGACTGGCGTAAATCAGCCATCTCAGACTTCAGGGATTGGCGCGATTCTGCCATCTCAAGCCTCAACCCTTCGCGAATCTCCAGTACATCAGATTTGGTAGCAAAGGATTCGCTTCTTGTGGTGAGAGTAATCAGGTTGTTTTTGATTTCAGTCACATCACTTTCCAGGCAACTGACCCGCCGTTCAAGGTCGTCATTCATGCCATCACCTCCATCATTACCACTTCCTGTTACTTGGTTGTTGGATACATTATAGGCATTCTCTTTCTTTTTTCTGAACCGCGAAATATGTGCAACATTCTCTGCCATCACTTCTCATCACCCAGCTTGCCTACCCAGTTCATAAAGGCCCGGGCCGAGTAACGATGAACAAACCCACATCTGTTACAGGTAAGTCGGAATTCATAGTTATGGATATTTTCCCGATCATGTCCCTCATATCCCGGATACCCAGTAAATGGACCGATGTAATCAAGCATAACAAAAGTGCCTAAATCACACTCCTCAGCAGTTTTCGGCTCAGGCCCCACCTCAACAATATTCGTCAAATACATGTACATATCCGTATCGCCACACGACAAACATTTTTCATTCGTAGACGACTCATTGAGAAAACGCGCAAAATTATCGAGCGTTGCCATTCTTTTAAGTTCATCTAAATGAAACTTCACTCTTAAGCACCTTGTAGTGGTCAAGTAATATTGGCCACGGTTTTACAGTAAAAATGGTATCTGTTCTCTGACTCTTCCGGCGTCAGCCCACCGTTATAATGGTGAGGTCTGACGCTGTTGTAGTAGTTCAATATGTAATCATTAATTTGCTGCCGGGCCTCGTCCTTGCCTGCGTAACCATTCGTTGGCACCCATTCTGTTTTCAGACTGCGGAAGAAGCGTTCCATGGGGCTGTTATCCCAGCAGTTTCCCCGCCGACTGACGCTTTGATTTATTCTGCAACGCCAGAGAAGTTGTTGATATTTAAGGCCTGTATACTGGCTTCCCTGGTCGCTATGGAACACGACATCCCGGGGTTGGCCACGCGTCTCATAGGCCATCCGCAGGGCACTGCTTATCAGTGCGGTATCGGCATGCGCTGACAGACTCCAGCCGATAACCCTGCGGGCAAAAAGATCCATAACAACCGCCAGATAGCACCAGCGATTTCCTGCCCAGAGATACGTAATATCTCCACACCATACCCGGTCTGGCTCCGGTACTGCGAACTGACGCTCAAGCAGATTCGGCAGGCTGGTATGCTCCTGACGGGCATTTTTATACTGATGTTTTCCGGGCTGACAACTGCTCAGGTTCAGATATTTCATCAGACGTCCGGCACGGTAACGGCTCATCGAGACGCCGTTTTGAGTCAGCATTTCAGCCAGAGTGCGCGCGCCCGCAGAGCCCCGACTTTGGTTCCACGCCCGGCGTATTTCGCTGCACAACCTGACTCGTGCCGGATTAACCGTATCGCGTCGTTTTCGCCAGTACCGGTAACTGCTGCGGTGTATTTCCAGAGCAGAACACAGGCTGACAACCGTGTGGCTGTCACTTAGTCTGGCGGCTATCGTGAACCGTTCAGCGAGTCGGACATTAAGAGCGCGGTAGCCTTTTTTAATATCGTATTTTGTTCCTCCAGACGGCGAACTTGCTTTTCCAGCTCGCGGATACGTTGCTGGTCTGGAGTAATGGGTGTGGCAGAGGGCGTAATACCCTGGCGCTCTCGCCTGAGCTGGCGTACCCAGCTCTCAAGCGTGGTTGAACCGACATTCATCGCTTCACTGGCCTGTCGATATGAGTAGCCCTTATCAACAATCAGCTGTGCACATTCCAGCCTGAACTCAGGGGTGAAGGTTCGTTTGGTTTTCTTGTTCATTAAGTCACCTGTTTTGTGTTGTGGTGAGAATATCACCTTTCATCAGGTGGCCAAATTTAGTGTGCCACTACACCTGCAATGCATGAGTGCTGCCGTGATTGCGCTGACACGATGGGAACCCCGCATTGCCCTGGACGCCATCGACGTTGTCTGGAAGGCAGGAGGCCGCGCCGGGGTGACGCTGTCGGGCACTGTCATGCAGACCATGCAGAATGTTGAATTAACCATCACGCTGAGAGAGTAAATCATGCCTGCTGTTGACCTTTCCCAGTTACCGGAACCCGCCATCATCGCGGAGCCTGATTTTGAGGCAATTCTGGCTGACACAAAGGCCATGATGATTGCGTCCTATCCTGCCGAACAGCGTGAAGCCGTCTCCGCCGCGCTGGAGCTGGAATCGGAACCCCTGAACGTTATCGCTCAAACCATGTCTTTTCGTGAAATGCTGTTACGCCAGCGGGTCAATGAGGGTGCACGCGCCTGCATGCTAAGCCACAGCGCCGGGACAGACCTGGACAACCTCGCGGGCAATATGAACACAAAGCGCCTGGTTATCACTCCGGCAACGGATACCACCGACGCAGTGATGGAAAGTGACACCTCGCTGAGACTACGGGCGCAACGGGCATATGACGGTCTGAGTGTTGCTGGCCCGTCAGGTGCATACGAGTATTTTGCCCGCAGCGCCAGCGGTCTGGTACGCGATGCGCGGGCCATCAGCCCGTCTCCGGCCAACGTGACGGTTTCCATCCTGTCCACTGAGGGCGACGGCACGGCAACGGAGGCGTTGCTTAATACCGTTCGCGCCGTTCTGAATGCAGAGGATACCCGCCCGGTGGCCGACCGCTTGACCGTACAGAGTGCCAGAATCGTGACATGGCGGCTGAATGCAAAACTGTACTTTTACCCCGGCCCGGAATCCGAACCTATTCTGGCCGCGGCGGAATCGTCGTTCAGGAAGTGGCTGTCTGAGCAGGGGCTTATCGGTCAGGACGTGGCGTTGTCAGCCATTGCTGCCGCACTGCATGTGCACGGTGTGCAACGCGTGGAGATAATCGAACCCACACAAAATATGGCCATCAGCGACATACAGGCGGCGCGCTGTGAGTCATTCACCATCAGCGAAGGTGGGCGTAATGAGTAATTCACTGTTACCGCCATCAGCCAGCAATTTCATGCGTTGTGCCGAAGCTGTCGGAACGCGCATTACAGACATTCCGGTAGACCTCAACACGCTGTGGTCGCCGGACACCTGCCCGGTGCATCTGCTGCCTTATCTCGCCTGGGCATTTTCCGTTGACCGCTGGGATCGCAACTGGCCGGAAGAGACAAAGCGACAGGTGATTCGTGATGCATGGCTGATACACCGACACAAAGGGACCATCAGCGCACTGCGCCGGGCCATTGAGCCGCTGGGATACCTCATTCGTGTGTCTGAGTGGTGGGAGTTCGGCGGAGAACCGGGAACATTTACCGTTGAAGTCGGCACGCTGGACAGTGGCGTGACGGAGGAAATGTATCTGGAAATGGAGCGGTTGATTGCTGATGCCCGCCCGGTCAGCCGCCACATGACAGGGCTGAATATCATTCAGGAGATCCCGGGGGATATTTTCGCGGCGGCAGCAACTTACGACGGTGAAGTCATTACCATTTATCCGGACGATTAAGCATGAGTACCACAACACGTAAATTTAAAACCATTATCACTGATACTGGTGCCAAAAAATTAGCTCAGGCAGCCGCGCCAGATGGTAATCCTGTCCGCCTGACTCACATGGCCGTGGGCGACGGTGGCGGCACGTTGCCCACACCAGACAGTAAGCAGACCCGTCTGGTGCATGAGGTGTGGCGACATACTGTTAATCGCGTCATCCTGGACGCAACACATCAGAACCGCATTATTGCGGAGCTGGTTATTCCTCCTGAAACGGGTGGATTCTGGATCCGGGAAATTGGTGTATTTGATGAGCACGGCGATTTAATCGCGGTGGGCAATACTGCCGAAAGTTACAAACCAACCGTTGCCGAGGGGTCCGGACGTGCACAAACATTTCGCACCATTCTGACCGTATCCAGCACTGCCACCGTGGCGCTTACCGTGGATAACACCATGGTGATGGCCACAGTGGATTACGTGAATGACAAACTGAAAGAACATGAACAGTCACGACGTCACCCGGACGCCTCGCTGACCGCAAAAGGCTTTGTTCAACTCAGTAGCGCCACTAACAGCACGTCTGAAGCACTGGCCGCAACGCCGAAAGCGGTCAAGACAGCCTATGACCTTGCTAACGGGAAATATACCGCTCAGGATGCCACGACGGCACAAAAAGGAATAGCCCAGCTCAGTAGCGCCACCAACAGCGATTCAGAAACGCTGGCGGCAACACCAAAGGCGGTAAAGGCAGCCTATGACCTTGCTAACGGGAAATATACCGCACAGGACGCCACGACGGCACGAAAAGGAATAGTCCAGCTCAGTAGCGTCACTAACAGTGATTCTGAAACGCTTGCCGCGACTCCGAAAGCGGTGAAAGCCGCTAATGACAATGCAAACGGGCGTGTGCCCTCTGGACGTAAGGTTAATGGCAAATCACTAGCCAATGATGTCAATGTTACATCGCAGGATATTTTTAACGACCAGAGTATTGAGATTGGTGCAAATCAGAATCTGGATAATTACAAAACACCGGGGCTGTACCATCAGCCATTGAATGCCAATACAAGCGCAGCGCTGAAATACCCGGAGAATTTTGCGGGTACACTGGTTGTGCTTAAAAATGCCGGGATAACACAGATTTACTATGTGTATGACACATCCAGAAGCTATACCCGCAGCCAGTACTCAACGGGTGACTGGACACCATGGACGCCACAAGATTCATTTCCGGTAGGTGCGGCGATACCGTGGCCTTCTGATTCAGTGCCTACAGGCTATACCGTTATGCAGGGGCAGACTTTTGATAAAACAGTCTATCCCCTGCTTGCAGTCGCTTATCCGTCTGGTGTGATCCCTGATATGCGTGGCTGGACGATTAAGGGCAAACCCGCCAGTGGTCGGGCCGTATTATCTCAGGAACAGGACGGCATTAAATCACACTCCCACAGTGCCAGCGCGTCCAGTACGGACTTGGGGACAAAAACCACATCATCATTTGACTACGGCACCAAGACGTCCAGTTCATTTAACCATGGCACTAAAACCACGAATAGCGCCGGGGATCATTCACACAATATTCCTGTTGGCAACACTGGCGCAGGTAATGGTGTTTCGGCTGGTTATAACTCAGGACTTGGCACTGGAAAAACAAGTAACGCAGGGGGGCACTCTCACACAGTAAATATTGGCGCACACACTCATACGGTAGGAATTGGCGCACACACACACTCCGTTGCGATAGGTTCACACGGGCATACCATCACCGTTAACGCTACGGGTAACGCAGAAAACACCGTAAAAAACATCGCATTTAACTATATTGTGAGGCTTGCATGATTACGCTCATTCTTTCTGCACCAGTAACAGAAATGGCTGAAGCATTTAAGCAGGTATTTGCAAATGCAGATAGTGTGAATATTGTCGGAAAGCCATTTGAAACAATCAGAGAATTTGACTGCATGGTAAGTGCGGCAAATAGTTTCGGCCTGATGGATGGTGGCGTTGATGCCGCCATTACCGCATTCTTCGGTACTCAGTTACAGTCCCGCGTTCAGAATCATATTCTTCGTGAATATCTCGGCGAACAGCCTGTAGGTTCTGCATTTGTCATTGAAACGGGGCATAATCATCACCCCTGGCTGGTACATGCGCCAACAATGCGTGTTCCGTTGACAATTGACGGAACAGACGCTGTATATAACGCAACCTGGGCCGCTCTGCTTGCCATCTTTCAGCACAATAAAAACGCAACGACAGACATGAAAATAAAAACAGTGGTATTCCCTGCAATGGGGGCCGGATGTGGTCAGGTGCCGTTTGAAAGTGTTGCCCGACAGATGAAGCAGGCATGGGATAACTTTAATAAAAAAACAGAATCAATTAACTGGGAATACGCACAATCTCGCCAGTCGGCAGTATTTGGCACATATGCATACTGTCCGGGTAATTCCGTTTGCCGTTATGCGGATACTAAATATATTGGATGCGGCGATTATCGGACGTGTTGCTCTCGTTCCGGGCAAATCTGTATTAACCCTGAACATCAGGCTGATGATGTACTGATACAACATCAGGCTAATAACCGTTTTCGCCCTGGTTCGCATATACACCGGATTAATCCAGAAAATCCCGTAGGTAATGTCACCTCTGGCGCACATAGCCACGGAAGTAGCATCGTTATTGGTACTCCTACCCATACGCTCAATAAACAATATTCTGTCTCTGATATTAAGTAGAGGTGAACATGGATTTCAGAATGAGTGAACAATCACGGACCATAAAAATTTATAACCTGCTGACCGGAACTAATGAATTTATTGGGGAAGGTGATGCATACATTCCACCTCATACAGGTCTGCCTGCAAACAGTACCGATATTGCACCACCAGATATTCCGGCTGGCTTCGTGGCTGTTTTCAACAGTGATGAGGCATCGTGGCATCTCGTTGAAGACCATCGGGGTAAAACTGTTTATGACGTGGCATCAGGGGACGCGTTATTTATTTCTGAACTCGGTCCGTTACCGGAAAATGTTACCTGGTTGTCGCCGGATGGAGAGTGTCAGAAGTGGAACGGCACATCCTGGGTGAAAGATGCAGAAGCAGAAAAACTGTTTCGGGTACAGGAGGCAGAAGAAACAAAAAACAGCCTGATGCAGGTAGCCAGTGAGCATATTGCGCCACTTCAGGATGCCGTAGATTTGGATATTGCGACGGAGGAAGAGGCATCGTTACTGGCTGCATGGAAGACATATCGGGTATTGTTGAATCGTGTTGATACAACAGTAGCAGCGGATGTTGAGTGGCCAGTCGCCCCACAATAAAAAGAAAAAGCCATCGACAGAAATATCGATGGCTTTATGTACTCTATTTATACAATACAACACCACTCTTTTTAGTTATATATGTGCAGTTTGATGGTATATCTTTATTTATAAAAGACATTGCACCTATTTTTACATTATCCCCAATTTTACGTGACAATCCAATGATGCAACAATTAGCTCCGATATCAACGTTACTACCAATTTTCACTCTTGAACCAGGCATGTCACCATCTATCTGTCCAATGGTAGTATTCTGTCGTAATACCAGATTTTCACCCGCATCAACAGCAAAATGAACAACAATTCCAGCATGATGGGGAATTGTTAACCCTTTTCCAATATTTGCTCCCAATCCTATTTCACAACCAAATTTGTTAATTATTTTACTGTTTAACTTTTTGGCTGCTTTCTTATGTAATTTATTACCATTAATATACATTTCGTTAGCCAACCGCCACCAGAAAAGGAAATTCCGGTTACGCTGCTTTTTCTCTCTTAAAAGCCTCCAGATATCCATACGTTTTCGCCGAATTACTTCATGTTTCCAGAAGTTTTTTAAATTAGTAGACTTCCCAAATAAAACAAAGTGAATTGCCATTAAGTAAGACAGCACGAAAATCTCCTTAATTATTATTTCAGACCACACATGTTATAAGGTTAAGAGATTATAAAATCCTGTTATTTGTTATTCAAAAACAATTTTCTGAGAAGGACATACAACAGCAAGTCGCCAGTCACCTTCATCAGGAAATTGGCGACATACGTTAAATCAGAGCAGCCCCTTAACTGAGCTGGCCGCACTATTAAGGGATGATGTCACCTTATCTTTGAAGCCGGACAACATATCGCTGAACGATGAGGATTGCAGGCGCTCCCGCAAATCCTCATCACAGCGTTCAAGAGTCAGTGAAAATTCTATCTTTTTCGCCTTACCGTAGCGATCAAACTCGGAACGGGTCGTATTCGTTCCGGTCAGGACATACATGCCGTAAATCTGCCCGACGCCATCAATCAGAGGCCAGGGGCGTCCTGTATACGCCTGCGTGGTCAGCAGCGACAGCGACACTTCACCACCTGTAATTTCAGGATAAAGCACACCAGAAAGAACGATGCGATCATCACCTGCACCGATATACTGCCAGCTTGCTGAACGGTTAACGCGTTCATTTTTCACATGCCGCCAGCTTTTGTTTTGCTGTAACTGCTGATGCGGCAACGTACGCAGCTCAAAAACAAACATGCCGTAGATCATCATCATGGCCATGACTCCTCAATCTTTATCGTAAAAACTGCCACGCCCGGCACGGGCGCGCCGTTCCATTTCTGCCCTGACCATTTCACCGACCAGTTTCGCCAGTTCGTGGGGATTCTGCGTAACAACGTTATGCAGATGAACATGAATTTCACCACCAAATCCGGAGGCAACAGGCTCCCGGTTACGGGAAGTTGCAGGCACTGATGCTACTGGTGATCGTATGGCCTCCGCCACCGGGCGGGTGCTGGCCGCAACAACAGGGACCAGCGCCGGAGGCAGCGGAGCCGGAACCACGGGGGTGATATTAATTGCGGGGGCAGGCTTACTGACCTGCGCAATCTTCCGCTCCTGCCACTCCCCACGAACAGCAAGTGCGCGGGGCAGGTTCTTAAAGACAATATCGCCGGGGCCAATGCGTTTTTTCGTCTCATCAACCAGCTTACCTGTGTTATCAGCAATTTTGCTTAGTCTGCGCAGCGTACCGATATTGCTGTCTGTGAGCGGTTTATTGTCTTTGGGTTTATCACCTCCGGTGCCATTGCCATTTTCTACAGGCTTTGGCGGATTGATTTTCGCAATGTCTCCCTGAAACAGAGCAACCTTGTCCTGAAGAATGGCCGCACGCTGTGCGTCTTCGATTTTCTTGCGCGCCCTTTCCGCTTCATCCGGAAGCACACCGAGTTTTTCAAGTATCCACGCCAGCGTATCCAGCAACATTTTTGCAGGCGTCAGAACAAGCTGTAACGCTCCACCAAGAACGTTACCGAATATCTCGCCAGCACTGGTACATTTATCCAGCGTTTCCTTGCTGGACTCCATCGGTGACAGCAGCGATTTAAACCAGTTAAACACCTGGCTGATCCCGCTTCCGATTGCGTCAAAAACAGGACCAAACCGTTCAAAGGTTTCGCGCAACGGGGTCAGCCTTTCCATAATCCCGCTGAACACCCCGGCAAAAAATGCCCTGATGGGATCCCAGTATTTCCAGATAAGAACGGCAGCTCCGGCAAGCGCAGCAACGACAAGACCAACCGGACTGAACAACGCCCCGATAGCGCCTCCCAGTAAAGAAACGGAACCCGTCACCATTCCCCATAGCGCAGGCAACACCCTGACGACATTCATTGACCGGGTAAGAATGTCAAAACCAATACGCAAGGTGGCCAGCTTCCCGTAAAGCACCCCAATAACCAGCGACAACGAGCCAATCGTTGCAGTCATTGCCAGCAACGCACCGCCTGCTATCAGTAGCTGGCGCGTCAGTACCGGATGGGCCTGCGCCAGCGAGGTGATTTTTTCAAGCATCCGCGTGAGCCACTGCGTGACAGAACGCAGCGGACCGTCAACCAGATCACTGATGCGAATACGAAGACCTTCCCATGCGCTGTCGAGATTTTTCAGGTCCCCATCAAGATTATCGGCCATTACTTTTGCAACGCGATCGGCCTCTCCCCTTGCCCCCTGCAATTCTCTGGTCAGTTTTTGCAGCTCTCCTGAACCAGCCGCCGCAACAAGCGTCTGCAAACCAACGAACGCCTCTTCTCCGGCGATGTCCTTGAAGAAGGAGACCTGGTCCACCTGTCCGTATTTTTGTGTCGCCTTATAGAGATCAAGCAGCACATCCTCCATCGGGCGCATTTTGCCTCTGGCGTCAGCAACTGACACCCCCAGCTCTTTCAGTGCATCAGCCGCAGCTTTTGGCGGTGATGCAAGGCGGGACAGACTTGCGCGCATGGCCGTGCCAGCATCGCTTCCGCGAAGACCATTATTGGCAAGCATCCCGGCCATGGCCGCCGCTTCTTCAAGACTGATACCAAGTTTTGCGGCAACCGGACCGGTATACTTCATGGTTTCGCCCAGCGCGCGTAAATCAGTATTGGTCCGGGTAAATGCTGCTGTCAGCGTATCGCCCACCCGGTCCATTTGATCGGCTGTCAGGTTGAACTGTGTGAGGATATTGGAGCCTATATCAGCCGTCTCGCCGAGTTCGACGCCGCCTGCCAGCGCCATATTAAGAACACCGGGCAATGCGGCCTGAATGGCCTGCGGAGTAAAACCAGCCATTGCCAGAAAGCTCTGCCCACTGGCGGCATCACTCGCAGTAAACTGTGTTTCAGAGCCAAGTTTTAACGCCTGCTCACGCAGCGCCTTAAACTGCGGGCTGTTTTTGTCGATTCGCGTCAGTGCCTGAACGCGGGACATCTCTTTGCCGAACCCGATCGCAGGCTGCAAAAAACGCCCGGCAGCATAGCCGCCCGCCGCTGCCGCACCAATTGCCAGCGCACCACCTGTTTTCAGTTTTCCCGCTGTTTCCTGCGCGCGCGAATACCGCTCACGCGCCTGCGTTACACGCGCAAGCGCCTGCCGTTCGCGTTCAAGCTGGTTGTTGTATTGTTCGGTGCGTCTGATGGCCTGCTGAATGGTGTTATCGCTGCCTGTCAGGGAAATGCCGTGGCGTTTCAGTTCTCCGCCAAGCTCCCGCATTTTCTGAATTTCCCGTGTGCGCGATTCATTCAGGCGTTCAAGCCGGGTGCTTAACTGCTGCATCAGCTTTTGTTGTTTTTCGCTGAGCACTGTACCCGTGCGTTGTAACTGATTAAGGGCGTTAAGCTGGCGTCGTGCTTTCACGATGCCCGCATCCGCTTTACTGACAGCGTCACGGGCGCGCTCAAATGAACGCGCCTGACGCTCGAGATTTTTGATCGCCCCCTGCGTTCGCTGGATGGAGTCACCAAACTGCCCCATCAGGCGGCGGGCGTTTTCGGCAGGCCGGGTCAGCCTGTCAACGGCGCTGAAAGCGACCCGGATATCAAGAGTCTTCATTGTCTGCATTCCCGCTGCGAAGTGCCGCCCGCTCACGCCAGCTAACCACTTCGCCGGGCGTCATCATGAAGATTTCGGCGGGCGACCAGTTAAAAATGGCGGCGATATCTGCCACCAGATCTTCGATGTGCTCAAAGCACACTAGGGTGATTACGCTGCCGTCTCCTGCACGCTCTTCGCGCCAGAGTCTGGCTCGCTCATAAAATTTACAGCCACAGCGCACAACTGAATAAAATCGCGTGACGACATTTTTTTAATCATCACTTCATCCAGTCGTGGCGAGGTCACGCGAGGCAACAGCATGAACATGGTATCCGCTTTCAGATTCAGCACATCAGACAGCGACAGACCACGCAGGGATCCAGCCTGTTCAATAGCCCCGGTGATCTCCACATACGTGATTTTTTCGCCACCACGCTCAATTGGTCGGGTCAGTTTTACGCCACGTTCGACAGCCATATCCTCACCTGCCGTCACATCATCCGCCACGGTGTTATTCCGGGTTTCAGTATCGATGTCTTTCATCAGTTGTCTCCTTTTCAGTCAGAGGCGACGCACTGCGCCGCCTGCATATTACTTATCAGCCAAGCCCAAGCGCGGAACGGATACGGTCAGGCACAATGTCCTTGCCGTCCTTCCGGTAGATGTGGTTCAACAGGTCGATTTCCCACAGCGGGCGATCGTTAACGCTCAGCTTGTAGTAGGTGTTTTTGACAGCGTAAGTGTGTGATGTGGCTTCGCCCTGTTTGGCTTCCCCCATATCAATTTCCGTCACACGTCCGCGCATCTCGATTTCATACAGATCGCTTTCTGCATCGGTGTAGTATTCACCCGCAAAACGCAGCAGCGTGCCGTCAATCGTGCCGCCATATTTAAGGAACAGCGCACGAACAGCTCCCCCCATAACAAAACTCGCATCAAGCGCGGAGTCGTCCAGACCGAGATCAATACTTACCGCCCCCATCATGCCACCACCCCGGTAGCTGTCGGTTTTGCGCGTCAGCTTAGGCAGAGTGACGGACGTCACCTTACCCACTTCGTTTTCACCATCCACAAACAGCGTAAAAAAGCGAAGATGTTTTGGCACAGCCATCAGGCACCTCCCAGCACCGCAAATGCGGGTTCAAAGTATTCATCAGTAAACGTCTGGTAAAGCTCCATATCTTCCAGCGGGGGAACAGGCGTATATTTGTAGCGAATACGCACACGCCCCTGACATAAATTCGTGGTGCTGTTATCCACCACGTCATACCAGCACTCCGCGCCAATCAGTTTCCCGGCAGTAACCAGTGAATCCAGTTTTGCCCTGATGGCACTGATAACATCCTTCACGTTCGCAGGCGTCAGTGGACTGTCGATGGTTTCAAACTGCGCTTCCGCAATTGAATCAGCCAGCACCTGTGCGGTTCGGGTATACACCTCAAAGATGTAGGCGTTCGTTTCCGGTGTGCGGTTGCCCCAGAAGCGGAACCCGTTGCGACGAATAATGGTCGTGATTTCTTTGTTGTTGAGGCTGTTGGCATCGCTGTCTTCGGCCTGCAACGACCAGAACACATGCCTCGACATCCCCAGCACATTTTTAACCGGAACGTTGGACAGTGATTTGTGCCAGCCCTGCTCATGGTCAATGTACGCACGAAGGCCGCACGCATAGGCAGGCGCGGGGAACGTTTCGTTTTTGCCACTTTTTGGGTTGTAGGCGATGAAGTCCGGCCATAAGAGCATCACCTCACGTTCGTTGAATTTCTGGCGGTAGGTACTCGCCTCAGCCATCGTGTTACAGCCGTGACATGAGGCATACACAAACGCGCGCAGTTTACCTGCAATCACGCACAGGGATTTTGTTACAGCCTCCGTGTCCAGCTCCGGCGCGGCCAGAATACGCGGACGGTATCCGATGCTTTCATCCTGCTCTGCAACAAGCAGCGCATACATCCCCGTATAGCTGCCGTCATCCTCAGAACCACCGATAACCAGTTGATCCTGCGTCTTTCCGTCTTCTTCTTTGTGTTCAGCCACGCGAACGACGATCACCTTTGTGCTCACCTGGTCTGCGATGGCCTTAAGCGCACGATAAAGCGTCCCCGTTGTCCCGCATTTTCCCAGCACGTCATTGACGCGGGTCAGCAGTGTGGGCTTGTTCAGCGGGAACAGCTTCGCGTCCGCATCATCCGCCGTTGCCACGATACCGATAACGCTGGAATCAACATCGTTAATCGCTGTTACCAGGTCGGTATTTTCCGTAACACGGGCACCATGAAAACGAGTTTCACTCATAGCTTCAGCCCCTTGTATCCGTTAAATGATTCGGCAACAATCATCACCCACCACGCGTGTAATCTCACTCCTGCGCCATTCTCCCGCCACGGCGACAACAAAAAGCAGTACCCCCCTCTGCACGCACATGCGACCATGCCGCACAGGGAGGGAACAGATGACCGACACCACCATGCAATTGCTCAGTCAGGGCACAGACCCCGTGAAAATGCCGGATTTTGATATTCTCGCGGAGGGTAAAACGCTGTCAGGCGTGGCAGAGCGCCTGATGAGCCTGTCACTGACCGACAACCGGGGATTTGAAGCAGACCAGCTCACCATCACGCTGGATGATGCAGATGGTCAGTTGCAGCTACCGCCACGGGGCGCGCGCCTGACGGTTCTCATTGGCTGGAAAGGAGAACCGCTGACAGAAAAAGGCACTTACATTGTTGATGAAATCGCTCACGAAGGACCGCCGGACAGGCTGACTGTTTCAGCCAGAAGCGCAGATTTTCGGGATGAATTTAACGTTAAACGTGAGGTGTCCTGGCATGATGTGACCGTTGAGCGTGTGGTATCCGCCATCGCTCATCGGTATGGTCTGAAACCGCAAATCAGCGAAATGCTGATGGATATCGAAATCGACCACGCCGACCAGACCGAAGAAAGCGACATGTCCTTTCTTACGCGCATGGCGGAAATGCTGGGCGCAATCACCACCGTAAAAAGCGGCAATCTGTTATTCATCATGCCAGGTGGTGGCGTGAACGCACAGGGCCAGCCGTTGCCCTCGTTCGCCATTACACGCAGCAGCGGCGATCGCCATCAGTTCCGTATTGCTGACCGCGAGGCGTATACGGGGGTACGCGCCTACTGGCTTGATCTTAATTACGGGAAAAAGAAAAAAGTCAGCGTGAAACGCCGCAAACCGCCAAAACCCAAAAAGGAGAAAAGCAGCAGCCGTGAAGGTGATTATATGGAAGGCGCGGAAGGAAATGTGTTTGTGTTACGCAAGACTTATCAGAACGAGCAGGCAGCAAGACGCGCTGCGGCGGCAAAGTGGCAGCAGCTACAACGCGGAGCCACATCATTCTCCATCACGCTGGCGCGTGGACGTGCAGAACTCTACCCCGAAATGCATGGCACGGTAACAGGATTTAAAAGCGAGATTGATAATCAGGACTGGATTATTGCAAAAGCCGAGCACACCATTGATAACAGCGGTTTTACCACGCAGCTTGAGCTTGAGGCAAAAATCCCGGAATGGATAGCGGAAACAGAGTGAGCAACTGGGATGCATTAGTTCAGACACGGGCTAGCATGCTTACGTACGGCACAGAAGCAAACCTAATTGGAGTTTTGCTCTGTGCCTTTCACCGATTGGCCAAGTGTAACCCGCCTTACACCAAGACGAATTATAATCGGCAACAATGTCAGTAGTTACTATAAATGTTTATAAACAAAGATTTATTTCTCCGAAACTACAAGCACTACACTAAATCTCAGCAATCTTTTTTTTACTGTGCTGTTCTATTATCAACTCAGCTTCCGCTTGGTATTCATGAGCTAACTCTCGAAGAATTCGGGCAAATCGATGAAAGCCTAGAAGTTCCATTGCATCAGACTTAGTGTGATATTGTTGGGCCAACTCCAATTCCGGTTTACCTTCTGGGTCAACAATGTAGACACCACGCGAATTTATTATCGCATTCTTATAACCAGTACGCACTTTATCAAGTTCACGTCTATTCAAAAACTCGGCCAGTTCTGGAAGTATCCAATGCTCGTCATTTGCAGGGCTAAAAATTAATATGCTTCCAATTCTATGATAAGCAAAATCTAAATGGCCTGACTTTTCGCATTCTGTTTGGACAAAATCAAACCAGTTATTAAACGCATTGACATCAAACTTGCCTTCAGCATCAACACCCGGAATCTTTTTCCAATCATCAAGTAAATAGAGTGAGTTTTTGGCAATATTTATTTCACTTTCAGATAGTTCTTTACTTGCTTTTTGAAATTCTGATCGATACGCATATTGAATGACTTCACAAAAAAAACTGGGTTCACTTGCAAGTTTTTTCTCTAATACTTGAGGATGCAACGAATCATTAGCCCCCCTGTTAATTACAGGTAGGTATGCCCATTCAATCTTTACTAAGTCGTCATCTGAAACAGTGTTATCATTTTGAATATAATTCACAAGTTCATTAAATGAGTGAATATCAAATCGCTCAATATTTTCTGTGGTTCTAATTGATTGCAATAGAGCAAGCACAACCTTACTGCTATCAACTGAATTATCGATATGCAAAATTTTAGATAAACAATCTATTGCCATCAAGGGACGGTCTACTTTAATCAAGCAGTCTATAGCAAAATAAATTTCTTCCGTTGAATCACAGCTGTATGCATTAACAAGAGTATTTTTCCAATACTCGAAAGGAAAATCATCAAATGAAGCGTTTAATGCATCCCATGTTTCTTTTTTAAACGGTAACAAAAGAAAAAAAGCAATCTTTTCTTGAGCACTCCAGTCATTAATAACTGTCAACACCCATGATTTTCCTTCTCTGTAGTTTTTAGCCTGTACATAACCAGAAGCAAGAGAATTTTCCTTTTTAATATCACTAACAATAAGTTTTTTCAGTATATCTAAAGGAATTTCTAGATCTTCTGCGACCAGGCTACTACCAACAAACTCAGGCCTTTCAATAGATAGAGAGAATTCTAAGACTCCATCAATACCATTAATAGCATATATTTCGTATATTGATTGCCCTCGTTCTTTTGTCAACCTTTCTTCTTGGTCCCGCCAGTTTCCATTTTCATCAAATAGGAAGTAATTGTTTTGTGCAAAAAGTCGCTTGCTATAAAGCATAGGATTTTCGGGCTTCAAGACTGTAGAAACATCTTTGATTTTTTCATTTTGTTCTGGTTGCATTGCCCAATAAGCACCTGAGAATCTTTTGTTTTTGTTATAAACTTCTAAACATTTTTCCCACACCGCTAACTTCAATTCAGCACTATCTGTTTTTTTAGAAAAATCATACAATAGTTTAATTGCATCATCGAATTTAAATGGCGCTAATCTACCAATATTTTCAACTAAATCAACAAGTCTTAATGATGATTTACTTGCCAATTCAATTGTTAATTGAGTGTATATTTCAATCTGAGTACGGTACTCATCACCCGATGGCCTTTTATTAAAACCGTTAGGAATAAAGTTTCTAAAAGTTGGAATATGTGTGCCAGATGTTACTTGCGTGTTGTTGGGTAGCAACTGAACTAAAACACGCCATGCTGTATCGGGCCACTCCCTTGCCAATGCGTTGAAAGCAGCAATACGTCTATCTATATCAGCTGTAGTATGAGGAAGCCATGGTAACAATATGTTGATTATCGAGTTAAGTGGCCTGTTAGCCCAATTGCCACCAGGATCATGGCTATCCAGCTCCCCTAATATTACTAAAGAGCGAGATAAATAGTTAGGCGCCCAAGCTAATCCTTCAATAGCCCATAGCAGTCCTGTCATATAATTCCGACCTGAAATACCACCGATACCTTCCTGTGCAAAAAGTGAATCAAATGGCTTGTCTTGGTGAGATGCAGCATTTTCCACTTCGTCGATAAAACAGTCAGGAGCACTTTCCGCAAGCATAACTTGAATATCTTGCGTACTAGCCCATAATTGCCAGCTAGAAGCCGAAAAAACCTCTTTAACCACACTTGAGGCGCAATATTGCCCTTTATATTTTGAGCAATTAGTAAGTAACTCTTGCTTTGTTGCAACTAATGCCAACCCTTCGGATAGTCCTTTCCTTATTAATCGGCTGTGTGGTAAAACCTTCCCATAAATTACTGCTGCATAACGCTCTTCAGGTGCCAGTTCAAATTGTGGGTCGATAGTTTTAAAAACGGATACAACAGTCGTCCGAAACAAATCCAAATGATCATCGAATAATCTTGACGATACCGTTTGAAATGATTGTATTCTATCTTTAAAACTCCAAGAACCTCTCTCATGAATCAAAGGACTATCTTGCATCCCTTCAATTATTCTTAATTTTCGAATCCAACTGTCATATGACTCGCCAATAAGGCTTGTAATTATATCAATATCACCATTATTTTTTTCATCCCAGCAACCGACTAAAACAGCAATCGCTAACTCAGTCGCATAATCAACATTATCACTATTGTATATAATTAAGTTACCAGCAACATTATGGCCTGTTCCGGTATGATTTTGACTAATTGAACTGCAGCTATGAATGTTATCCATAGACACTACCTCGTAATTTTATTTCCACCAATATTATCACCAGTGCCACTATGGTTTTGAATAATGACAGTTGCTGCATGAGGTTTTATAGACGAGAGTATTTTTTGAATTTCACTACTATCCAATAGTTTTCTTTCAATTGCTATTTCACTCATTTCATCGTTCAAAGACAGTTTTTCAAGCTCTTTAGCTAAAGCAGGGGCTACAGCCTCATCAATAACCCAATTTTTTAACTTTTCTTTTATTGAAGTTGCAGTAATCGAAACATGATGTTTAAGCATGTCATAAACTATGCCAGAAAGTATCGCCGAAGATAAAAAATCCATAACAATTTCCTTTAACGTAAGATATTTACTATCCAGATACATTTTAAATCGAAGAAAGAGCTTTTACCACGTATATTTATTGGCTAATAACATGATAACTCGACTATCTGCTATTCGCTTAAAACGAAGTGTTAGTTGGAATTATAGCCAGCACGACCTAGAATAACATCAGCACTGCGTTAAGGGAGGTCGCTATGTTCCGTTGCCCGCTTTGTGGCGCATCTGCCCGCATCCGTACCAGTCGTCCGGAAAATGATTCAAATACCGTGCGGCAAAAGTATTACCAGTGTAACAACCTGGAATGCGGTGTATGCTTCTCAACACTGGAAGCTTTCCATAAATTCACATCGAAACACGCCTCCGGCGTTCACTCTTCAGAAGGTATCCCGTGGCATGAGCTGCCAGCTTCACACAGGGGAAACAATCAGATGAGTTTGCCTTTACCTCAGGATTAACAGGCAGAATTGCCGGAGCAACAAAAAAGCGATAGATTACGCGCGGGTGCCTTTCGGCTGATGGTCGGAGGGAATACCCGAAGGCCAGATGTGGAAAGGCCCCGGAAAACATCTCTGTTTAACCGAGGCCCTAACCGCATTACCTTGACAAGTGAAAGGTTAGCGCCTCTCCGGAAAAGGAGCAAGTGCTATGTCGCAAAAATCGCTTACGGCCATCACGTTCTGCGTGACGGCAATCCTCATCATCTGGATGTTGCACGGTTCGCTGTGTGAAATACGGATGAGCTTCTGGGGAGCGGAGTTTGCGGCGTTCTTACAGTGTAAGCAGTAA